ATAGTGAACCGCTGGTTGCAATGGTAAGACCTAGACCAGTTAAAGCAGCACCAGCTACGAAATCCTTGGCTAGTAAACTACCCATGAAATCAGCGTAAGCACCGGGAGATAATTCACCGTTTAGTGAACCGTCAGCACTACGAACACCGTGGTTGAATACTGCTGTTTGGTAATCCGAACGGATTTCTGCGCTTTGGTAAGTTTCCTTCGTTAAGTTAAACGCAGCAGTTACGCGACGAAGTACCTTAGCGGTGGTTGCACCGGGGAGTACGCCCCAAGTAGTTTCTTTCTTGTAGGCTACTCGCTTATTTACACCAGTTGAAAATGCCATTTTATATTTCCTTAATTAAGTTTCATTTTGCAAAATGACTGATAAGAAGGTATCAGCTACCTTTTGATTAACTATAAACATCAGCAATTACGCTGATTAAAACAGGAACCATTACGCGATCATTGAGAATAGTAACACCAGCTATTGTTGGAGTTTCTAATACGTTAATCCTAGTACCCGATTCCATCCATGTTGAACCCTTGGCAAACCAACTCCTGATATTCTCAGCGTAAGCTAACGCATTGCTCGTACCTTTACCAGATACATCCATTACGAATACTTGAAACGTAACTTCTTCTCTGTGGTAATCTCTACCGATAGTAGGGTCGATTGAGCGAGGGTTACTGAACTGACATACGAGGTATAAGCCAGCAGGAGGTTTAAACGATGCACCCTCAAATGCAATCTTGGTTGAGCCTGCGTTATTAACCAAGTGTCGTTCTAAGGCTTTCTTTATGTTTAGAATTTCCATTTATTTCCTTGGTTAACCTTGCTGGTAATAGCGAGGCAAGTTAATTTTGTAAGCAGATAGAACTGTATTATAACTTGGCTGTAGAATACCTTGATTCTTAGTTTGTTTTGAGTAGTTATCTTCTAGTTCATCGAAGTAAGGTACAGTGTTTACAATAGAAAAACTATCTCCTAGTTTGTAACTACTAGCAGCCTTAGCTTTAAATATCTTCATTGCTTCTGATATGGAATCTTGTCCGTATACATACTGCAACGTAGCAGAACCTTCTGAGTATTGCCAGTTACCGCGAGCCATACCTTCTTCATCTGGTAAATCTTGATACTTAGCTCTGGTTTTATATAGACTAAAGTATTGAACAGAATCACCGATAGGTGTATTACTAGCAGCAGTAAAAGCTATCTCGTAAGCAAAGCTCTGAACCATATTCTTGAGCTTACGTTCAGTTGTTTTAATTAGTTCTTCTAATTGTTTTTCTAATGCTGTCAATGATTTAGAACTAACCGAAATCATATTTAAGCCTTTACAGCAGAGATGCGGTATAGAACAACCTGACCTAATGCAATATGTTCCTGCCATTGATCTACTTGATAGGTTTCTGTTCCGAAGGTAACTTTGTCGTTAGCGGTAGGCAAACCCACAATGGAATCTGCAACCATATATACCAGTATTGCATCTTTGCCTATCAGGTTGGGGTAACTAAATTGAGTAGCTCTAATGTGTTTTTTATACGCTTTAATTACCGTGGGAGTTTCTGTGGTAGTGACACTGCCTGTTTCAACATCGTAATCTGCGGTAGTTACTTGAGTATATGTACAGGATTGACCGTGGAGGTTAATTGCTTGTTTAGCGGCTTGAAGAAATTGGTTCATTCAAACCTCCGTTTAAACTGAGAAGTAATCTGTGGGTAATGTCGTAGTTACTGTAGATTGGTTAATTGGCGATTGTACAATGTTATTGTCTAGGTTATCAATATTTGATTGTATATCAATCAAACTGATACCCCCAGCGTAACCTGAAGCATTTTGCAATAAAGTATTCAAATCGGGGTTCTTAATATACAACTGCAAGGCCATTCGGTATGCCTCAGCAGCTTTAGAGCCCTTTACAGACAGAATATCTACACTATGGTCGCCTTTCATACTCAGTTTAAAAAGAATCGTTTTAGCAGCGTCTAATGCAGCTCTGCGTACTGAATTGTTATTCTTTTCAAGGAAGTATTCGTATTCAGAATCAGACATAATAGGTAATGCAACATCTACATCACCTAATTCATATCTTATTTGCTGTAAAGTAGTTAACGGCATTTTGTATCCTTTAGGTTTGGTCAGCAGCAGCTTTCGCTTCTACTTCATAAGCAATTTTATATTACTTGATCGCATTTACTTGTTTGCATTTGCTGTTATATTTGTCAAAACTACATAACTACACAAATACATTAAGACTCTTTCTTCAATAAAGCGTACGCCTCATCAACGGTAATATCAAAGCCGTAGTTGAATGCAAGCCATCTTACACATAAGTTTTCGTCTTCTGG